AAAAACTCCATAAATAATTGTATTATGATAGTGTATAATCTTATACTTTTTCTTAAGATATTATAACGTATTTTTGTCGCACTTTTTGTCGCACTTTTTAAAAAAAAGTGCTTTTTGTCGCACTTTTGCCGCACTTTTTGCCGCACTTTTTTTTAAAAAGTGCTAAAAAGTGTTATTCGGGCGTAACTGCGGCAAGGAATCCATATCACGTGTAATGATTCGGAATACGAGATTGAGCTGACGATTCAAATTGATGAGACGCATCGGTGCGAGCAAAGAGCCGCCAAACGTGTTTAGAATGGCACCAATATTAGGAATAGCGCCATTAATCATCGGTCCAAACGGCATGAGTTGCACATTACCTGTGGTAGGATCCTGATACGGTGCCTGAATGATAATGAAGTTAGCATAACCAACATCATTGAATAAGTCCTTTATATTAGTTGCATCATTTGCAACCGTGAGTGAAATGGTGTGAGCAAAGTTGAGTACAATGTGTCCTTCTGGCCGATTAATCCATGTACAGAATGCACGAAGGCATTGACCATACACAGGGTCATTCAACACTGCGTCAGGATAATTGTAGCCACTAATCTGAATACGATCACCAATACAGACATCAAACCGACTAAAATATCTCGTCGTATTAATGTAGAAATTAGCAGCGGTTCCATTGAGCGCAGGAATAACTACATTGTAATTCAACTGAGTAGAACCATATTTAATCACATTTGTAAATGGAAATTTATCACCAAATACATTGGTACTGTCTGTTGCATTAATCATTGTCTGTGGCGCGATAATACCGCCGATATCAAACGTATCAGGGGTCGTACTGAGAAGTTCACCATTGGGCCGACGAATATCAATGGTCATCTTTTGCAAGGTAGAAAGAGGAGTAGGATAGTATTCCTTCTGGCATTTCATGAATTTGGGAATCATAGCTAAATAGCCGCGTGTATTGTATTTGCTGATGATACTGGATGTATTTACATCAGATTGCCACTGAGCATCATATTGAAGCACACCGAAACTGCGATCCAAGAAGTTATCAGTGCCAAAGTTATTATTCTCCAGCTCTGCAATACGAACGGATACATAAGGCAAATTCAACACTGTATCCATAAAAGACGTGTCTGTGATAGGGTCATTCCGTTGACGCTGCACAGTTACACTCAAACTTTCACCAGGCATGATACATTTAACGAGCTCAATCCGTACAATATTTTTAAACTTCTGTTGACTTGCCAGAGTAGCACCGAAACTCTGTCCATTTGCAGCAGGATCAAAATTTACAGTGAAATTGTAACGATTCTCCTTGTTATTACGAAGCCAGTCACGATCCGCAGAATAAATAAACAGATTGTTTTCAACTTCACGATAGGCAATGACAGGCTCTTCCTTAATAAGAACCTGTTGAGGCAGGACTTTCCCTGGTGCAAGAAGAGACGGTTCTGAAATCGTAGGGTTGCCGCTGGCTTGTCCTAATATGCGGCCTTGGTCATACATCGGCGTCTGACCAGTTAGACCGTCAAATGAACCAATGGTGCCCATCAGGAGTTCACGGCGGTCAGGCATGACAACAAGTGATGTATCACGTCCCATAGAAGGTGGTTGAACAACTTGATTGCGCAGTACAAGTTCGGTGCTGTTATTCTGAGAGGTTTGATGGGCGCGGAAACTCATATCCGATTGAGCCCGTTGTTGAATACCTTGCTCGGCTTTCAACATTTCCATTTCGCGTTGTTTCTTAGCGAGCTCAAAGATTTCCGCTGCAGGTGGACCATCTTCTTTCAGGGAAATGCGAAAATCGGGAATGGCAGGAGGGAGTGCCTTTACTTCATTGCGCTCCTGGGTAACACGTTCATAGCGCTGCGATGTCTCTTGAAAGAGTTGGTCATCCATCACTTGTTTAACAGCAACCTTGCCGCGAGTGGATTCTTTGCGCTCCATGTACTGTTGAAAATCCTTGGAAGCAGCCACCAGCACTTCCTTGTTTAGTTGTTGAATGGGTTTATTTCCTTGTTTTTGATACACCTCGGTGCAATAATGTTGAACGGTGTTTGACAAGCGTCGAAGTTCTTTATCGCCCAGTGGTAGTTGATACCGCTCAGAATAATCTTGGACAAGAATGGTTTCTAAGGTGGTATGATTCTTTTCACTGAAAAAGACCTGACGTACATCTTGTGCAACCGGACGCTGCATTACTACTTCTATTCAATAATCTTTTATATGCTTTTCTACCATCATTATATATCGTCTGTATATTCTCCTACGCCATACCTAATTCATAATTGCGATATCTACAACTACCATATCCTCCGTGAAAACCCTCTTTTGGTGCAAGAGGACTCGGTTCATTGGATTCAAAATCGGCTACAATGGAGCCTACCATGCCTTTTAGAGTGCGGTCCTTTGAAGTAAGCCAGTATAAGAAAAACAGTACTGCAAATACAGCTCCTATAATAAGTAATTTCATATCTATTTGCTAAACAGAATCTTCCGTAGATCTGCCATTACTTCATCATTCACAGAATCTTTACAGAAATCTTTAAACATAATACCAGACATCATACAAATAATAAAATATATACTAAACATTCCACATTGACTGCCTCCATATTGAAAGCGACGAGCATTTGTCCCTAATTCACATGTATTAATCTGTAATTTGAAGGAGCGCATCAGGCGCGCAATGAGTGGTGGAACTGGATAGGCATATGAATCAAAATAACCAACAAATGGCTTTGTAATATCATCTAAACGAATGTATAACCCAACCCAGTGACTCCCACCTTTGTAATGTGGATCCAAATTGAATATCATACCGATTCCACGCACGCCTTTTTCATATTCTTCCTTTAAGTTCAATGAACATGTTTCTTTATAGAGGCACTCTTGTCTGTCTTTCTTGTATGGATTGGGGGCGGAGAAATCAATCGGGAATATACCTAAGAATTTGAACCATGGTACGGCTTCTTCGTACTGTTTCATGACATGCATAATGTTAAAATTATCGAGCCATGTATTTGGTTTTGCATCCCATGCTTTGGGGCGTCTTGGACGGAGATATTGCTTACGGTACACCTTTTTGGTCTCTTCGGGTAACATACTTTTATCTAATAAGCAATGGTCTTCTCCCTTTTGACAACCTGCCTTTTCATAGGATAACTCAGCATAGACGGAATCGGGTAAACATCGTTTCGTCTTTTTTGACGATGGATGGCAACGACTAATCTTATTTAATGGTACTTTTCGTGTACGACGTGGCATACTACTATATATGATAATAAAATAAGCATACATAGAAATATGGTAGATATATCAACAAGTACGTTTATGATAAAGATTTTTTTTCAAATTATTTTACTGATTCTAGGATTTCTATTATTGAATTTTAATCTAGAAGATTTAAATAATTCAAAACCAGCAAAATACTCAAAACTTAGTGAAATATTAACGGTTAAAAAGCCGTAAAAATAGCATAATATTAACCTATAATATGTAATAGAATGGGTGGATCATCATCTAAACCTGATGCTACTGCTACTGCTGCTACTCCCGAGGATCCAAGCACAACAGGGCTTAAACAGTCAATTGTTACGATAGTAATTTGTTTAATTGCACTTGCATTATATGCAACATCTTTTATATTTACAAGTTATACGCTTGGAGGAGGCAAAGATAATAATCTTAACGTTCGAAGCGCACTTCCTAAAATTGTTGCACCTGGTATTGCGGCGGGTGTCATATTATTTATTGGCTGCGCGTTATTTATAACACAATCCGATAATTTAAAAATTATATATGGATTTCTTGTATTAACAATATTATCATTTACAATGTCGTACATTGCATTGGCAATATCCGCGATTAAGCGATAAGGATATAAGTATAGACGATAAGTATATGTAGATATATATGTAAATATAAAGTATAATATGTAATAGAATGTCGTCTCCTACAGATACTAAGTCTCTTACAGATACTAGTAACCTAAAAATAGGTGGTGGAATTGCATATACATTGCTTGTAATTGGATTGTATACGATTTCATTTATATATACTAATTATGTCATAGTAGCGATTGTTGCCAGTTTTCTATTATTTCTTGGGGTCGGAGTCTACATCCGTTATTCAGAAGGGGCATCCATTATATACGGGTTACTCTTTTTATCTGTGTTTTCATTTACAATGTCGTATATTGCTATTGCTGTAACCGCGATTCAATTATAATCCCTATGATTTCCAAATCGTAGGCACTGAATGGTGCAAACGCAGTCGTATTCCATCTTTTCCGACAAGTTGTGAAATACCTTGAATACGAATAATACAACGAACCATATCACCAGGTTGTACTTCTGAAATAGGCACTCCGTCTATTCCTTTTTCAGAATCTCTTATGATAGAACCTGGGTGAATATACAATGATAAGATTGATTTAACCAAAATAGTGTAAAATGACTGGCGAATCATATCATATGATAACTCAGATTCATTAAAAAATGCAGATTGATACATGAATAACAGATTCGTCAGGTATTCATAAAACGTATAGATTTTTAGTTGAAAACCAATCTGATCAGATACGTCTAATCGTAACATTGATGTCTTTGTATTATAGTACATTACTTTCATGGGTGGTGTAAGCAATGTAATATCTTTAAAATCAATCATGTCATCATGATAACTAAGTGGCGCAATATTGCGATTGTATTTGCTCTGTATAAACTGCTGTAATTGTACATTGTTGTTTTCAAATCGTTGATAAGGGATGGATAGAATCATCGTGTTACCTATTAACCACTTCCTCTATTTAGGTCGCTTTACAAGCTTAGGTCGCTTTGCAGCTTAGGTCGCTTTACATGCTTGAATCATTTTTCATTGCGCGTATATAAGCTTAAACTAGATACCGCATGTATTAGTAATGGCACAGTCATGTAGTTATGTCTGGCGAGGCGCAAAAGGCGTTGGTAAGCGTACTCAGCTCCTTGACTTCCTTCGTATTCAAGCAACAAAGATTGGTGTCCCATTCGAAATCAAAAAAGGTACATGGTTTTTAACTAAACAGGTGAATGGAGGTGATCCTGATGACGACGATGATGATGCAACAGGAAAAACAATTCCCTATGAAGAATCTATTCTGCATTTGGGATATGATACTGCTACCATGTCAATGTCAGACAAAGTCTTCTTACAATCTATTCTAAGTCGTTGGACAGGTCAACAGGATGTCTGTCTGATGTCATCACAAGTACAGAGTCGTTATCTGGTTCTGTATCATGCACATCTGTTAACAGACGAATCTGTTTTACAACTACAGGAATGTTTAGAGCAGTATCCCAACTTTGTTATTCTGTTAACTTCGGAGCTACCGCTCTGTAGTCGCCTCCGTGATTTCTGTTTTGAGATTCCAGTGGTGGGTGAGGATTATTTGTTAAAAGAATATACCAAGAAGGCGGGTCTGTTAGAGAAGGATGTTTGGTTGGAATTCTTTAAGAAGACATTGAATGAGTGGGCTGTAAAAACGAATGTTGTGGAGATTCGTAACTGGATCTATATCTGTCTGCAGAGGAATCTGCGATGGACAGA